TCCGACTCAGACTCATCCTCTGTTTCAAGGTCAAGTTCGAGTTGGTCATCCTCGTCTTCAATATCCTCATCTTCGGCTCCATTATAGATTGTGTCAGCCAACCGAACTTCTTCTTGATCCAAAAGATCATTTAACTTTACAGTCATTAGATCATTAAAAACATTGTTTGCTTTGGTATATTCATTATCCATAGCATGTTGAATCATATCTTGGATATGTGGTGGAGGTAGTTCATTATTTACTTCTACCTCGTTATCAATAGTATCTACTTCACTCACTGTCATCTCCTTTTACGGGTTTTAATTCAAATTTTTGACCAACAGGATTATCTTGTTGTTCTGGTTCTTCTTCTGGTGCTTCTGCTTCTTCACCAGCAATTTCCTTTTTTATTTTCTCAATATCTTCATCAGAAAGCAATAGAATATTCTTTTGAATATATTCCTTAGAGAAATACTCACCGACATAGTTTTGCATCATGTCAAGAGTCTGAATTCTTTCTCTCATTACTTCTGCATCACGTAATTCAGTAAAGTGGTTATCCTTTACAAAATCAACAGTAATATCATTCTTCCATGATTCCCAATCTTCATCAGTACAGATACCTTTAAGAATTAATTGTTTCTTAAGAATACCATAGAACAAATGAGCAAATCTCATACGAAGTCTGTCAATAAACTTTTGGAACTTTAACTCATCTCTATTTACCTCTGTAGATCTACCTAGGCTAAACTGTGATTCTTGTTCCAATCTATTAATTGGCACATTTAATGATTTATAAACTTTCTTTTGGAAGAAAAGAACATCATCAATCTGACCTAGATTCTCACCACCAGGTAGTGTTGAGATCTCTGTTCCTCTACCACCTTCACGGCGAGGTAACCAGAAGTCTTCAAGCATAGACATATGCTTACGATCATCTCTAATCTCACCAGTCTTTGCATCATAGACAAGCTTGTTACGATATTTGGCCATAATATCTTTCATATATTGTTCGGATTTACCTCTAGGTAAATTACCGACATCAATATAGAAGATACGTCTTTCTGGTGCTCTAGCCAATCTATAAATGACCAGAGAATCTTCCATCATACGCAACTGGTTGATTGGCTTTAGTGCTTTATGAAGATATGAAATAATCTTTCTACGATCCTCTGAAAGCAATCCTGATGTGACATAGCTCACAGAATCGGCAGTCATCTTTACACCATTAGTAGAAGAACCAGGTTTCTCTTGAAACACAAAAAACTCTTCTGTTTTCTCAATAATATCAGCACCAGTTGCTGGATCTTTTTTCTTTTTAATTTTTTTGACCTTGCGCATTTTAGCAGCATCAATAGGTCTAATTTCAACAATGCCTTCTTTAGGATTTGTTTCATTGATAACTAGATGATGGTACATACGACCATCAACATACCAACGTCTAAAGATATCATGACCCAATTCTTTAAAATTGAGCATACCATAAATTTCGTCAAATTCTTCTTTAATTACTTTTTTAATTCTATCAGGAGCTTTAACTTCTTCTAGATTAAGATCAAGAGTCTGATGAAGTTCAGATCCTGTAATAGATTCATTTACAATATCTTCAATAGCCATATCAACTTCTGGGTGCATTGCATTACCGCGATACTTCATAATAAGCTGATAGTTGTCTTTTGAGTCGTCATCACCAAGATTGAGATACTGGCCATAATGTGACCCAGATGCTGTAGCATAACTGCCACCTTCATCATCTCGTGGCGGAACAATAGAAGGAGCTTTATCTTCTTCCTTTTTTTTGGCTTTTTTAATCTCAAAACCAAATAGTTTAATGCCGTCTTCTGCCATTATTAAATTCCTAAGCTAGAGAATGGGACCGACCTAAGCCGGTCCCAGTTATTTATGTTAGCTAGTAGTATCAGATTCAAAGTACTGGTATGCCCAGACACAAGTAAATCTTTCAATGTTATCGTTATCAGCATATGATAAAGCAATTTCTGATAGATCCTGAGGATATGCACCGCGGAAGGTGTATGTCTTTAGAACATCTCCATTACGATCAAGCTGATCAACTTTAAGATCTGCTTCATATGCAATTGGTGTTGTCAAACCAGTATTTGCAGAGTGTGCATTAATACCATTCATCCAACGCTCAATAGCATTACGGATATTAAAGTCAGTATCATTGATGATAGTTGTGTTCCATTCAGCGAATGTTCTATCACCAGCCATTTTTAGAATTCTTCCTCTAAAATAGACCGGAATGATACCAAATGTTGATCCTGGTAACGATGCAGCTTCTACCAAGAATGATGATAATTCTGCATCACCATTTGCGAAACCAGGATAGTTAATTGTTACCTTAAAGAGGTTAGGGCGAGCCCCACCGCCTCTGAGTTTTGACTTAAAGTCATCTACGCCGAGTACAGCCATTTTATGTTACCCCCTTAAACCGTGCCAACAACTTCTTCAAACTCAACACCAGTTCTAACAGCCACAAAATTCAATGTGACATAGTTAATAGAACGTGCAGGTTTTATGAAGATATTTGCAATGAACTCATTACGATCTACAATCGCAGGAGTGTTATTTGTTTCGTCACAGACAACTCTAAAGTCTGTGATACCACGCCTACCTTGAACTTCTCTCAGTACTGGTTCAACAATATTAACGAATTCTGCCCGAGTAAACTCATCATTGAATTCAAACAATACTTGTCTTGCCGCTCTACCAATTGCTCTTTCTAGTACAAGGAATAGTCTACGGACATTGATACGATCAAATGCAGATGGTCTACCTAGCATTGTCTTATCACCGTAAAGAAGTGTACCTTGCCCTGGAATATTAGCAACAGGGTTTACATCAACTTTATAGAGAGAATCTCTTTGTGATTTATTTGGTGTCCAAGCCAAGCTTGTAATACCCAAATATTGACCTCTTCGTGTACCTGCAGGTGAGAACCATGGGGCACGATCTAGATCGGTTGCTGCACAAATACCAGCAGTAGATGATGCTGCCGGAATAAAGATGTATTGATCATTATACTTATCATAAACTTTCAAGAAGTTATTATCAGCTACAAGGTATGATGAGTTAGTAAATGCATTTGCAGTTGCCACAATATTTGTTGTGATAGTTGCTGCATTTGTGAGATTAATTACATCATCTCTTGCAGGTGAAGCATTAACAATACAATCCTTACGGAGTGATTGAGCTGTTGAAACCAGATCATTAACAATAGTTGCCTGATCTGTACTATTAAGCATACTTGGTGCAATCAAGAAATCAATTTCAACTTGGTCCTTATCTTCGAAAAGATCATAACCAGTTAAAACTTCACTTGTTGTCAAAGCTGCAGAGTTTGCACCTTTTTCCAAGTCGTGCTCTACAATTGTTGCTGGAGTAGCCAATGAGAAATCGTCACCGCTGTCAATAGTTGTACCAGCGCCAGCAAGTGCATAATCTGCATCCCAACCGGCTAACCATACATAGTCTGAACGTTCATTAATTACATCCAATGCATAGTTATTTGTCCCATCAAAATTCTTTGCATCTGAACCAACAGATACAAATGGGAATGTTTCTAGGACTGTTCCTCTAGTACCAGTAAATTTACCTTGATGATCCACAACTACAATGTGAATTTCATCATCGGCTGCATTTCTTTGAGAAGCATATGTTGATGTATCAGGAGCTTTATCAAAGCTTGATGCATATGTCCAACTATTAAATGCGGAATCATTTGAAGGACAGATTGATACCTTCAATGAATTACCTAAAGTTCCAGGATATTTTGCAATAAATGTGTGCGAATCTGAATCTAGTGCTGCTTTTTGAGCCAAGAAATCTGGTTCATTCTTGATAAACTCTTGTGGTAGTGTACCATCACTATCTGTTGAGAGTTGACCAATTGTTGAACGAGCATTTTTAGCGGCTGAAGTTGCTTCGCGTACTACTTGAAGACTACTCGAGTATCTCAAGAAGTATTGTGCTGAGTGAAAGTCAATTGTCGAAGCAGAGTCAGGTGTTGCAAAGGTATCTACAAGAGTTGCCTCATTGTTTATTAATACCCTTTGTGCGACCGGACCCCAACGAAAATTACCTACAATTGCGCCAGTTGTTGATTGGACGTTCGGAACTCCGCCCGTCAGGTCAATTTCTTTGACGACAACCGCAGGACTTTCTGACGGTGTACCTAGTGCCATTTCTTCTTCCTTTTTTAATTATATGGTTTTCATAATACGGTTGTT